TTACGAGGGAAGGTCCCTCTTTTAACCTGTATAAGGATGAGAATTTACCCGAAGCTTCCGACGTATATAGAATATTTAACCCTTCAACAGGCAATCATCTACTGACGACAAATAAAGCGGAAGTAGACGCTGCAGTTGCGGGTGGTTATCAAGCTGAAGGAGTAACGGGAGAAGCCTATACTTCTCAGCGAGAAGGAACCGAAGCAGTTGAACGTTATTACAACGCAGTAACGGGTCACCACTTGTTAACTAAAGACCCTAACGAGATGGCCACTTTAGCGGAACTAGGGTATGGCTATGAAGGCACAGCTTTCTATGCACCTAAATAAAACTAGTGTTACTAAAAGAATATAATCTCGAGTTTACTAAGCAAGATAAAAAAATTCAACTTCACATAGAAGCTAACAATAATAACCACGCGGTAGCTCAAGCAGAGGATATCTGCCGGGCACTAGATACAAACTCTTATTTACTAAACTACGGAGATTGTAAACAGACCAACCTTTCTGAACTATTTAAAAAATTAGCTTTAAACTTATTTGACTATAAAGTATGTGAGCCTTGGAATGGTACATTTAGCAATAATGTTCCGTGTCTCTACGTATTTAAACAGCGTTACTATGTAAGAAATTTAATTTTGAAATACCTAGACGTTCCGCGAGAAGGTGCTGTAGCCCGTCCAAGTTGCAATTGTAAGTCATGTATAAACCCATATCATTTCTCTTACAGAACCGGAAAAAACTCGAAATTAACTGGCGGAGATACCAATATGCTACTAGCATTCATAAGCCAAGGTTCTGGCGTAAGCCAAGCAGCCAAGGCACTAAAGGTGCATCGCTCAACCATTTATCGGAAACTAAAGCATGAACATTTTTCTGTTGGGTCTGAAAATAACAGACACCGCGCAGGATAACGAAGGCGTTATTAACGTCTTAGCTGATGCTCTCCCGTCAAACGACAAAAGAGTTTCAACAAAGGTCCAATTAATCCAGGACAAAAATCACTATGTAGGTAAACTACTACAACAATTAAGCAAAAACGATTCTGTTTTAGCTATTGGTCCTACACGAGCCACGGTTGATGGTGTGCTTCAAATGCAACCAATGCTAGTTATCTCAAAAGATAACTTCGATGACCTGCTGGCAATCAACTTGTTTATTGCTGCGGGTGGTCTGGGTCCAAAAGCCGATGAGGTTGAGCTCTCAGACACCACCGTCACGAATCGTTCCCTTGCTTGGCAAGCGGATAACGCCGAAACGTGTTGGTTTAAATTGACAGCATGGGCTGAATTATCAAAACAACTATCAGATTTAGCACCAGGCACACCGACTATTGCGGTCGGTAAAGTCTCTACTAGCGAAAAAGATGATAAAAATTACTTAAATTACACCTTGGATAAGATTCTTTATCTTCCCAAGTCATCGAAGTCCGCCCCTAAAAAAGCAGTGGATCCTGAAAAAGGTAAAATTGCTGCGGCGGCTATTGGTTCAATCGATTTTTCCCTTTAATTTAGGTACCTAATCATGGTTTTTATTGCCGGTAAATTTTCCGAAGACGAAATTCTCGCCAACGTTCCTCCCCACACACTACGAATTGACCTTCAAGCTCGCCGTTGGAAATCTGATGTAGACTCTGACTCTGCAATTATCGATGCAAACGATAACGGCATTCCAATTGAATTTATCCTTTTAGGGTTTACCCCTTATTTTGGAAATCTTGGAATGCGGAACCAAGAAGAGTTCATGCGTATTGCTTTTATCGGTGTAACTCCGAAGCACCGGCTTTTGCCGCCACGCTGTGTAACTACCGCGATGATCTCAGGTAAGTCCAGTCAAAAGAATTTTATCTCTTATTTTCAAACCCTGTACAACAACAGGATTAACTGCGCTTCAGTTATCACGTCTAGTAAGTTTGTGACTCGTTCTTTTAACGAACGGGATCCTGTAACGGGAGCAGACGGTGCCAAGATTAATTTTAATGCCTTGGAGTTTAAAGACCGTCCGGCTCAAAATGAGCTTGAAGAAAAATTGGTCGAGGACGTTATCGCGTGGCTCGATTCGACGGGAACTGAATCTGTAGTGCATTGCTTGAAATCTCACATCCCTGGTTCGGACTTGGTAGAGCTGCCCCTTGGCTCAGATCATTCTGAAATTAAAGCTCAGTTTGCCGCTGCAAGGCCGCAAGCTTTAGAGGGAACAGGAATGGCTCGTATGTTTGCTCCTGTTGCTGCTCCAGCAGCAGAGGATGTAATCGTAGTTAAACCCGAACCCCCGCAGCCGAAACGAAAAAAAGCTGTTGAGCTTACAGAAGAACAGGCCAAAGCTTTAGGAGTTGACTTTTAGAGTACAGTAAACAAGTGAAGCCAATCGAGCGTCGGTACTCCCGGCGCTTTTTATTTTAAATTTTTACAATGTTTTGCCCGAACCCAGACTGCACCAGTATTGTTACTAACGTCTTGAATGTCCGTCAGAAAAAAAACGGAAAAACAAGGCGTCGCATCTGCCCCACGTGCGGCTTGAAATTTTCAACAGAAGAGATTCTGTTAATAAAAGATGGTCATAAATTAATAAACCCTTATAAAAAAGAAAACAGAAACAGACAAGGTTCATGTAACCCAGGGGCAATATTGACAGATACCAATGTTAGAGATATGAGAAGATTATATAGAGAAGGCAAGACTCAAAAAGAATTGAGCATCAAATACGGTATGAGCAAAACTCAAATATATAGAATTATTCATCGCTTGAGCTGGAAGAACATTTAGTAGAGTTTCGTTTTAACGGATGGTCAACTTCACGTGGAGTTAAAAGTTCCGTTAACGGAGGAAGCATTACGCCAGAGCGAACACACCAAGAAGACAAAGCCGAGAATAAACGTTTATGTAACAAATGCTGTCTATGTACCATTTCAAAAACCTCTATAAGTTGTTCTTTATTCAGCTTCCTAGCGTCCATGAGAACTCGCTGGTGTAAAAAATTCTGTTCTGTATCGAGCCACTCAAGATTTAACATTTAATAAACATGGAATATGACGACTATACCCACTCTTCAGTAGACAGGCAACCTTCCTGTCAGTACACTATGAATCTCCACATGATCCTCATGACCGACTTTTATGTAGTTCCAGATGGGGTGACCCATACGCTGATTAAGCACACGTTTATATCGGGAAACATCTTAGTTCCTTACGATCCGCAACACGTTTTAAGCACACAACTTCAAAAACATAAATATACAGTCACAACAAATGAAGACCCGAATAACTTATTAGATCCTATCTGGTGGGTGTCCATGCGAGAAAAAAAATACGATTGGGTCGTCTGCTCAACCATGGGTTTAAAAGACTACAGTGAATACATAATGGAATACGGAATGTCAATAGCGACTAATGGCATTGCTCTTTTAGATAGGTTATCTTTCTTAGAACCGGTGTTTAAACGAAGAACATTCCTTCTAAAGAATAAATTATCGAACATGGTTGTTTTGTCGCCACGGCCAAAATTTCGAGCTGTAGGTTCGACTAAAGACTCTGTAACAGCTTGTTGGTTTGTTTTCCAAAAACCGGACAAGTGGATGGATGGCACGATGATCAGTTACGCAGTAAATTGGGAAAACATCGGAGCCCTTCCGGAACTTCCAACATGACATCACGTAGCAGAAAATTCGAGCTTTTTCAAAAGGCTGTTGTAGACAACCTGACAAAGCTAAACGAAAAACTAGATAAGCTCTGTGCGCTAACCGTTTCGAACCAACTTCTGCAAGAGTGCGTTGGTCCAGACGGTAGCGTCAGATCAGCAGAAGAGTGTGGTGATATTGTCGTAGAAAGTTTTATGGCGGGTATCTGTTTAAACGAAGATTTAAATACCCGGTCTAAAGAATTTGATTATCAAAAATCAGAATTTTTTATTAATGGTGTAGACGAAGACGAGGAAGATGAAGAGGACGAAGATGAAGGTGATGATCCACAGGATTTTAATGCGAACAGGTGTCCTGTTAATGCGTTTTAATTAGGATACGCTAGAGTTTAGGTAATTCGACACAAACTTGTGTCCCAAACTCGTTTAACAATTGATGGTTTACGTCATTACGTTTGTGATGGAGTACATAGACCACTACCTTCAGTAACTAGTGTCTTATCCGCTACACAAACGGAAGATACTCAACGGAAATTAGCTCACTGGAATGTATTAAATCCGGGTGTAGCAGATGCAGCGGCGGCAAGAGGTTCGTGGGTACACGGTGCAGTCGAAAACTATATCCGAGGTCTAATTGTCAAACCGCCTCAGGATTTACTTCCTTTTTGGCAAGATCTTCCAGAAAAATTAGATGAGCTTTTAGAAAACAGTAAGGTGCTGTGGTCTGAAAAGCCATATAATCAGCCACAGTGGTCAAAATATGTGGGGGACGATGGTATTGGCAGAATTCATTATTACGACAATACTACAGGCCATGGTTATGCCGGTTGTCCCGACATAATTTATAAAGATCAAAACGGGGAATGTATACTCGCAGACTTTAAAACTTCCGCAGGTCCTTATAGTTATAGATTTCCAAAACCCACTATGGACTTAGACGAGAAAACTCGTAAGGCTTTAGTTAGTGGTGTTTTTAAATTAAAAAAGACAAAGTTACAGCTAGCTGCATACTCTATTGCTGCAGAGCATTGTCTAGGAGTTAAAATCGACAAAACTCGAATAATTGTGTCTACTCCTGTTCCCGAGTATTCAGTTCAAATTTTTACTTTTGGTGCTAACGAATTAGATATAGACAAGAAACAGTGGATGGAAGTTTTAAAGAAATTTTACTCGAAAGTTTAACCTGAGCTTTCGAGTCTGACCGTGGTCTAATACGGGACATCGTGCCAAAATAGTAAGACGGAGCTAGCCCATGCAATTTGTCTGTTCGTTAAATTCTGAAGTTAAAAAATATGTAAACCCTAAAACAGGGAAAATAAGTGCAGGTGGTAATTTTAAGTCATTCAATGAGAATTGGATTCCTGTTACCGAAAGCATTACTTTTATATCAGAACAAGTAAAAGAAGGCGAAGGTCTTTGTGCGTGGCATTTAGTAGATGGCAAGCGCATTAGGGATAAGACTGGATGTATTCAAGCAGGCTTGATTATTATTGATATAGATAATCAACTAGACGGAAAAACAGAAGAAGGTGAAAAAATACAGAAGCAAGAGTTAACTCCTGATCAAGCACTCGAATTAGATCTTTGTAAAAACTATCTATCATCCGCTTATTACTCGCCTAGCTCCACGGTAGATTGGCCTCGATTTAGATTGGTATTTGGTTTAGAAAAACCGATATTAGACCCAGATTTTTTTCAATGGTTTACAAGGCAGATTTCCCAACAGATTCCGGGCTCAGATCGTAGAGCGACATTAACGGTAAATCTTTTTTACGGTTCAAAACAAGGAGAAGATCTTATATGTGTTACAGAAAAATTCATACCAGCGGTAAAAATTGACGAAGCTTATATTGCTTACACACGAATCCCTAAAGAAGAATCTACAGAATCAGATCCATTAGAAGCGTTAAATGTTGAATATGCCGACGAAGGGGTAGAGATCAGCAAACTGGTTAGTAACTCGGTTAAGGAGATACTCGAAGGCAATCAAGTCGAGGACAGATCGTTTGCCATGGCTATGGTTCTCAAAGAAATCATAGGGTGGAGCAACTGGTTACGAGACTCGCAAGTCCCAACACGAGAAAAACCACTTGACATAGCACACCGTGCGTTCTATGCTCTGTATGACTACGCACCTGAGCTTGATGGCAAATTTAACCGGATCTTAAACAGCATCACTGATGCTTCTTCTTTGAAGCCAGCTATTTCGCTAGCTGTAGAGAACGGAGAATTATCCCCGTGGAAAAAGTTAAAGTCTCACTATAAGAATCTCTTTGAGACCTTGTGCCCAGATCAAGTTAAATCAGACATCAAAAGCAAAAAAGCAAAACCAGTAAATTCAATATTGGCTTTTGACATTTTTTCGGAAGATTCTTTCCAAACAACATCAACATCAACACCTTCACACTCAATCGATTCAATGGCTACCACACCAGCAACACCGGCCCAGCTAATAAACTTGCAACAAAACAACAGGCAGTTTTCGGAGAACGACATTGCCGATGTTATTGTTAACAACTATGGTGATCGCTTTTTATTCGACTCGACCTTAGACGAGTTCTTTACTTACGACGACGACCAAGGTATTTGGTATCTCCAAGACGATCAGCACATTAAACGTAGGATTGTAAAAACCCTAGACACTTTTGTTGTAGCTGGTGTTCTACCGAAATACAACTCAGCTACCGTGGCTTCCGTTTATCAAATACTAAAAGCTAAAATGTTACGTTCGATTGATGGTGGACGTACATCCATATGGAACAAAGGTCGCCGTTTTATACCATTTAAGAACGGTATTCTAGATCCGGACACACAACAATTTAACGCTGGTAACCATAAGGATTTGTTCTTACGAACAAAGCTAGGTTATGACTACGACAAAAAAGCTATGTGCCCTAAGTTTATTACTTGGCTAGAACATGCTGTCGGAACAGAAAAGGTAGTTATTATCCAAGCATTTCTACGTGCGTTGGTAACAGGTTATGTCACAGGAGAAAAATTTCTTCACTTAATTGGTCCGGGCGGTACAGGTAAATCCACGCTGCAGCAAATTCTTATTGCCCTTGCTGGATTTGGTGGGACGCATACGAGCGATTTAGAAACAATTGAAACCAATCGGTTCGAGACGCACAACCTCATCGGCAAGCGGTTACTGCTTTTGACAGACGAGGCTTCTTTCTCAAAACGTTTAGACACGTTAAAAAAACTTACTTCCTCCTCTGACACTTTGCGGGCGGAGCGAAAGTATGGGACACAGACGATTAACTTTAAACCGGAGTTGTTGGTTTGTATTGCTTCTAACGAACATATATCGTCCTCCGATATTAGTAGCGGATTGGAGCGTCGTCGTTTGACGATTGTCATGGATAAAGTTGTCCCTCCTTCTCAACGTAAGAATCTTATAAATGTGTATGAAGATCGCATAGAAGGTGAACTAGCTCCAGAATTATCGGGGATTGTGAGTTGGGCTTTAGCAATGACGCGGGATCAGATGCGCGATGTGCTGAGCAATCCGGTTAAGCATTGCCCCACGCTGAATGCTACGGATATCGAAGCTCTGGTGTTTAACAATCCAATTTGCGCGTGGCTTTCGGACTGTTGTTTGTATGCGCCTAATTCGACTACAAGTATCGGAGGAGGTGCTTTCCGACCTTCTACAGATGAAAGCGAACGTGGTTTGTATGTTAAAAACGCATATGTTGAGCTGTACGCAAGCTACGTTAACTTCTGTAAATCAAATGGATACAAACATGCCGCTAAACAAAGATTTGTAGATCGCTTAAAAGAAACAGCACAGAATGTCCTAAAGATTGAGAAGGTAGATCCTCGATTAATTGGAGGCAAAGCAGTGGTTACTGGTTTACAATTGAAGCCGTATGATGTCACTACAGATCGTGCGTCATACGGAGACACTCGTCTCCCGTCGCCGATCGAATGGGCATCAAACCCAACATATGATCTTTGGAAAACTGCTTTTGAAACTCATGACACTAAAACAACCTAGTTCTTTTTTTGGCGTTCTTACCGGCATAGGTGCAGCAGCAAGTATTGGAGCAGCTTGGTTCCAACCCACGGCGTTTGCACCTATATTGGCTGCCTCCGGCGGTGTTCTGTTCGGGGCATCCGTTTTATCGGAAAAGAAAAGACAAGAGGAGATTGAAATTACAGAGGCCACGAACGTAGCGTCAAACTTTAGTCGTTTATACGACACCAACAAAGGAATCGTATCGGCAGAGCAGCTTGCGATTAATTCGAACGTAAATATAGATCGGATTAATGAGTTTCTCGGTAGGTTACTTGAGGAACAAAAAGGGCAGCTAATTAAAACAGAACAAGGAATAGTCTATTCTTTTCCTCACCCTGCTCACGTACTCACTGAATTAACAAATAACGCTAAAAATTGGGCATTTGCTCAACAAGAGCAGTTACTTCAACAAATTAGTGCTCTACAACAACAAACTGCCATGATTGCTGCTCAACAAGCCGCAATGCGAGTTCCGTTACAACCCTTAGGACCAGATCAACAATCCTTAAAAAATAATGAAGTTGCTAAGCCTGGTGGTGACTTGTGGAATAGTTTACTATAATTAAAGAATGCGAACGCAGAGCGACTTAATGGCGGGCCTAATAAAGCCCGCCTTCGCTTTATCTATAGTTAATATTTAACCAACCACGCAAACTATGGTCGTCATTAGCGGCTGACATTACTGCTTCTGTCGTAATAGGAAGTATTGTAGATAAACTAAGTCCAATACCCGAGGCAATTTTTCGATGTTCTTTTTGAGTTTCGACAGACGCTCGAAGCCCAACGTAATGTATAAAAGATCTAATAGTCCCAGTAATGTATATTTTTGTAGGAGAGCACATCATTAATACGTTTCTAGCACACTCTTTAGCTACACCTTCATTAATCATATCTTTATATAATTTTTTACTTTCATAAAAATGATCGTATATACGTTGTTTAAACTTTGCAACCGTCTCAATATCCATATTTTCAGTAGAGTTTTGTCTATTTGTTGGATCTTGTTTCCGTAAATCAAAATCCCAACAAATCGACTCTGATTCTTCTAAAAGATCCAACGGATCACAATACCTTTGACTTAGCTCTTGAAAATTAAAAGATTTATGCCTAATAATCTGAGCTGATATAGCTCTTGAAGTTATAATCTCAAAGCTTGCCGATGCTTGCTCAAAAATACTCCAATGGCTATGCCGAATACAATACTTTAAAAGTTTTGTAAATTCAGCTTTATCAGGGTTTTTTGCGCTAACTCTGGCATGACGAGCTATAACTCGCTCAGCATCAGGTGTTACCCAATCAAGTTGGACTTTATGCACAAGAAGCTAAGCAACTTCATCTACATTAAAGCCACGTGGGGATTTTTCAAGTACGAGGAAATGCTTCTTGGTATCTAAGCCGCTTTGTAAGTTCGGACGGCGTGATACCTGCGACCCTCATGGGAGCAAGACCCAACCTTGAACCCGCCATACGGACTGGAAAATCGTTATCCATTACTTACCCATCTGCTTCATTGCTTTAACTTTAGCCAAAATCATTAAGTTTGTTGGCGTATTGTGGCTGGTTACTATCTTATTATCACTAATTTCTTGCGTATTTAAAAAGTACTGGTTCGGGTTTAGCATTTCTTGCTGGAGTAATGCTCGTTGTTCCGGAGTATTTTGAGCAATAGAAGCCATGTACTGCATCTGACTCATATCATCAGCACTGTCTCGAAACGGAATCTCTTTCTGGTTGTACCCAGCAACCCCAGTTAACTCGGTGCTTTTCTTAATGTTTCCTTCACTGTACTCAACAGGACCAACGGGTGGTCTTGTGTAGACGCCACGGTTGTGCTGGATTTGTGCTGCTATCCGACTAGAGTCGTCCATCTGGACACCACGACGGATCCCAATCTCCAAAGGAGTGTTGGCCGTCATCAAACCGGGAGGCAGAGCCGCCAACCCACCTAACGGCTTTAGTTCCGAAGGCATTTTATTTTCGCCGGGACGAGGAAGAATAGCCATTAGTGTTTAGATCTGTTGGCGCTACGGGACATTACTCTAATGTTAGCAGGGCTATTATCCAGAGGGTTGCCATTTTTATGATCCACATCTTTTCCGTCGTGTTTACGTACGCGCCCTTCCTTCTCTAAATGACGCCTGGCTTTGTTGCGGGCCGCTCGACGTTTTCTTTGCTCCTCGGTCCCGTGATATTGTTTGTATTCTTTGTCGTAATCTCTCTCTCGATCAGCCATGAAAATTAAGTTATTACTTTAAGTTTACACAAGGAACAAGTGTGTAATTAATAATTGACAATCTGGGATACTAAGGAAGTCAACTCCCATCCTGGAAGCAAGTAACCATAATCACGTGGTTCTGTAACTGTTTTTGTTTCTAAACACACGCCGCAAACACCTTCGTGATAAGTCGAACACCTTTTTTGTTCGCGACTCAAGACTTCTTTTAGTTCTAACTGGTAATAAAGTCCGTACTGTTCACCACAAGACCAACAAACCCATTGGGGTTGATTTTTTGCAATTTTTATCTTCATAAAACTAAAAAACAAAAACTCTACAAAGATTCTTTTTCTAATTCAATTAAAATTTGTTCCCTTACCATAAGAGCAGAATCTGATTTAAATTGTTCCCATAAACCAGTAAAGCAATGGTTTTTAGGTTTATATTCTTGATATAAAAACTCCATAAAAGTAGCCTTGTCTTGTTCCTCTAAATAATTTAATGTGCTGACTGTTTGAGCTGAGTCCATGAAGAAGACCTAGGTAGCCTTGATCCTAGTCCAACACACCTCAGTAAAACAAAGTAAATTGTTAAAAATTACTTAATGGCTTCGATATACCAGCCAGTCCCTGGACCTTCCACGAGCCAACGAGGTCCTAGATTTTTTTTAGAGTACAGCAGATGGGATCCGTTAGAGTTTTGATATCCGCCATTGATGAGATCCATTTCCCCATAGGGGTCATTGACTACATATGCCGTGTTATCTTCGTTCCGTCCAATAATAGTAAGCCAATGTCCTCCGCCACTTGGTTTACTTACAGGGCCATGATGAAGAACCCCGATAGGAATAGGAAATCCTTTAGCTAATTGTGAATCAATATCACTCCAGCCACCATCTTGTCTGAACTTTACGTCCAATCCATGCTGCTCTAAAGCAGTCACTTGAGCGGAAGGTTCTGTAGTATCCCCATACTTATAAACAGTAACCATATACTCATCGTCGCTCGTTATGCTATTTGGTTTCACATATTTAAGAAGCATTGCACATGCACTTGAAAAGCAAGAACGTAAAGGATCTTTTTTATTATCTCTTTGGGAATAATAAGGTACGTCTAAGACAAGTTTTTTAGGGTGTTTAAATTGAGGATCGACAGAAGTTACTTTAGGATCATTTATAATTTTCCAATGGGTTGGATAAAACCACCAGACTTGATTAGGTTGCGCTTCTAATGTAATTTTGTAATCTACTTCACCAGGAACAATTGAAATGTTGGTCCAAGCATGAGCACTTCCTTTAGGCACAAACAACTTCTGCTCAGGCGTCAGATCAGAAGTCTGACCTGGTTTACGCTTTAACCACGTGTCACGTTGGGCGAGGATTGTATGAGCCAAAACATCATTCTTTGTGCCTTTTAAGAATAGCTCACTCTCAGCTTTTCGCCTGCTGACCAACCCAGGTAGTGTTTGATTTCCCGCTTTAACCCACTTAGAAAACTCAGCGGCAACAACCTTTTTATCTGTTTTTTCGTTAATTAAGTTTAAAAGAGTAGATGATCTAAAAGCTGAAACTCCGACGTTATAAGTAAAACTTACAAGGGCATCAAATTGGTTCTGATTTACAGGTACTTTTAGAGATTCTGTGACAGCTTTTTCAAAAATAGCGAGGTCAAAACGTAAATATTCTTCCGCTTTAACTTGCGATATGGTCTGACCTTCTTTAACCCCGGCGGTGGTACCGAACCCAATAGTCCAGACGCCCACGGAATCCTGATACGCAGTAAGTCTGCAGCCTTCGAACTGTTTAAGGAGTTCAATACCAGCTGCAGAGATTTTCATTACTGGTTGTAAATATCAACACCTATACGATACTCACAACCACTGCGTCCGTTAAGCTCAATGTACATGTAATGAGTCCCAGAAGCACTAATTCTTTTTTGAGTTACAGAGTTAGCACGGGCGCTTAATTTAGAAGGCTTTGCAGACATAATTTCGGTTCCTGAACCGTTCAAAATTACAACGTCGCGGACTCCGTTTTGATTCCTGATATTAACTTGCAGAATACCAGTACCATTAATCGTTAAAGGGTAATAGTCCGAAAGAGCAAAGTATCCCTCCGCTGTATATTTTTTAGAGTTTGTTGTGTTGACTACCACGCCGCTGCCGTTTACTTGTCGACGTTGGTCAAAGTGGCTAGACGTGGTGCGTTGGGCTCCACTTGTCGAAGTCCCACTAGCGAGAACAACGTCCAGTTCTAGGTTTTTAGACAGTTCAGACATTTGACAAGATACCCAATAACTATAGTTTAGCCTAAAAAAATTTAAAGGGCTGAGTTAGAATATATTCGTTGGTTTGGAGACGATAATGGAAGCACTTGTTGCCTCTCTTGCGGGATTACTGGCTTTTTTTACCTGGTTGCATGAACAGAGGCAGCGAGTTACGGATAAAAGATTTGAAAATATAAAAAAAAGATTAGAGTCTGTGGAAGAAAAAATAGAAAAACTACCGATAGACTACGTTTTAAAGAAAGATTTAAATAACGATCTCCACGAAATAAGAACATGGTTACGTTCAATTAACGACAAAATAGATACTTTGATCCTCTCTCGTTAACTACATGCTATTATAAGGGCAGAAATTAATAGAATCATGCTCGTTTACCTCACAGCTAACTGGTCGCAAATTTTAACCGCAATCGCTGCTATCCACGCTGCAGCCCTTGTAATTGTAAACTTGACAAAAACACCAAAAGACGACGAGTTATTGACCCGCGTTTACCGTGTTATCGAAATATTGGCTGGTGTAGTTACAAAACTAGTTAAGAAGTAGAAGCTTTTTTACTCTTTGTTTTTTTAACGACTTCTTCCGTTTCTGTCGGGGGAAGGCATAGAGGAAGTTTGCATATTTCTTCATACTCACGAGCCGCAATACTTTGTTCGTGGTTATAACTAAGCCATTCCCAAATAATATCTTCTCTTTCTTGATTCCAAAAAGTTTGAGATCTATACCACAGCAGCCAGTCAATATCGGACTTTGCCAGATTGCAGGTAGGGCAAGCGGCTAACAGATTACCTCTTTTCGTAGAACCTCCTTTGGCTCTAGGAATAATATGATCTAAAGTATGCGCTCTTGTATCTCCGCAATATGCACACTTATTGCCCCAGGCTTCAATTATGTCTTTTCTAAACTTTTTACGGGCGTTTCTCCGCTGAAGACAACTGAGATTAAAAACAAGCTCATTCTCTTCGGAGGCGCTCACGCACAAGAAGCGTCTAAGTATATTTTACTCCAAACAAAAACACAAAATTTAAAAATGTAAATAAATAAGACACAAGGTAGCGGCTGCGCGTTCTGTGCGTTAGAATAAACCTGATTTATTAACATTAATGTCCACAACACTTCAACTTGCCTGGGTCCAGTTCAAAACCGAACGAGCTGTCACTCTTTGTCCTACAAGTTTAACCGCAGATTATAAGCAGGTAGAAAAGTGGATAAACCGATGTCCAATCACAAATTTAGAAGAAGGTCGTCAAGTTATGACTTGGGTACTAGGACAAAAACCGATTAAATCAAGTCGCAGAGTCGCTATGTACGTAAAAAGTCTCTACAAGTGGGCCGCTAGCGAAGACATTGCTTTATTAACAAAAAATCCTATAACAACTTTTAAAATGCCAAAACCTCCTCAAGAGGATATCGATGTTATCGTTATCCCTCAGAAAGAAACTTCAATAGTTTTAAGTGCTTTAGCTTCACGTTTTACAAGAAATGGGGCTAATTGGGCTCACTATGCAGAATTTATGCTTCAAACAGCAATGCGTACAGGTGAAGTCCGAGCCTTAAAGTGGGATGATATAAAAGAAAATAAAATACTAGTACATTGCAACTACACTTTAACCCACGGGCACAAAGATTCCACAAAAACAAACCGTAAGCGTTGGGTTCCCCTGAACTCAAGGGCTCAAGAGATCATACAACAAACTAAAAAAGTTGAAGATTATATATTTCCTTGGAATAGACTTGCTTTTCAAAGTTACTTTTATGACAGGATGTGTGAATTACATTCAACAGGTGCAATTGAAAACAGATACAGACCTTATGATCTGAGACACACGGCAATTAGTCGTTGGTTAGAGGCACAAATCCCGGTGGCTCAAGTTGCAAATTGGGCAGGTAACAGCTCCGAAATTATCTGGCAACATTATGTAAACGTCACTAAAGAATACGAAATGCCCCTTTTATAGAATTATTGTGTCTTCGCCACTGCTGCCAAATAAAACTGAACTACTGATTCCACCTGTGCTGCTTACACCAATAAATACGGCATCTGTGCTTACTCCGGTAAGCCCGGAACCAGAAGTGCTACCTGTAGAGGTCTCACTCACAACTACAGGTTGTTCTTGAGGAGGCCAAACAGGATAACCAGAACCGGTGATGTAAGTCGCTAGTTCGTCAGTAGTTGTAGTTGTGGTTATATAAACTACTTTTTCGTTACAACATGTACGTACAGTTTGACGCCACGATTGAACCCCGCTTGGAACAGGTGTCCCGTTATCAACCATACGAACCACGGCCCAATCGGAAGGGCTTAAAAGAGTATTTGCGGTCGTTCTTGTTTGATCTACCCAACCTGAAACTAAGACACCGTGATCTTTTGGAATTAAAGTTCCGCTGGCGGTATAACCCCAATAAAAACGCTGATCGAAATAAGGACTAGGAGGATCAGGAACCTCAGTTATACCTATTGCTGTTCTTTCCTCAGGAGAAGCTAAACGCAACCAATTTGCAGGGTAAAGAGTATTCCCTGCTTCAAAAGGAACATCTAGAGGTAAAGGGTGGCCGTTTAAAACAAACACGATAACGTATTTTTTTACGTACTTTAATTATAATCAAATTCAGGGCAGTCAGAAACCCAAGAACCGCACATTCTAAGTTCACCACCTAGTAGCTCTTGAGCACTACTTTCATCTGGTGGTTTTTCGGAAGAAAAAGAAGGACTTAATCTAACTTCTTTGTCCTGTGTGGACTCTTCGTATTGCCTAATAGCTTCATCAACGTCACGAACTATTCTTCTATTTAAAAGAACAGGATCATTGATTATAAAGTCGTTTAGAGGTTTGCTGGGAATATTTCTTTGGATTTCATCAACGGCATCATAAATTTTATCTTCGGGTATACCCGTACACTGTGACACCAACGTTACAATCGTGGTAAATAAAACGCCTATAAAAGCGTATGTGTAAATATTTTTTGTTTTTTTACCAAAATTAAAGTTCATTTTACAAAGACATAATAACTGATTAGTGGATTCAACTACTCTTTATATTCATCTTCAAAACAAAAGATATTATCTAATTCGAGCCAAATAGCATCTTCAATTGCCACATGGATTGAGTCCTCGCATGGATTTTCGGTGTGTTTATGAGCTCGACGATATCCCGCTCGAATGCCTCTCTCTATTGCATCTTCAAGCACTACACGCATTTTGACTTTCATTGGGATTTTATTGGCAAAAGTTAAAAATTATTGTAACTCTGCGTGATCAGAGATTGGTCCTCCATAAAGCCACGCATCGCAAGTATCGCTCGCCAAAGCCAATTAGGCATAATTAACGTCCAAATAACAGTTCTGATAAGCCAAATTCACCTTTACGTGGGTTAAATCTTTCTTTAACTAGATCTAGCCTTTTTTCGAGTTCATTACGGTTTTGTCTGCGAGTCATTTCGGTTTTACCTTGAGCTGATAAGGGTTTTATTTCAGCTGTTAAGGGTGCCTCAGCCATGCGTGGTTTACCCGCAACGTTAGTTCTAGGTGCTGTTCCTATAAATTGGCGTACTTTAGGTACTATACCTTCTCCTGTTTCTTGTCGGACAACTTCATTTGCAGCATTAACCGCAGCTGATCCAACGAAACCTAACCCCACGCCAGGTGCAAGCGGAGCTAAAACAGGAGTAGCTAGAGCTGAGGCAAAAACTGCGCCTGTCGGTAAACTCTGAACAAATTCACGACCCATCTGTTTACCCATCGCAGCAGGTCCCTGCTTATATCCTGTCTGAATAGCTTCTGGACTTGGGATTAAATCAGCTAGGCCAGGTAATAATGACGCTGGATTTCTTAAGACGGCTCGCACTGGACGTTCAAATGCCTGTCTTACTGCGGGTGTCGGTCCCGTTTTTATCATGCGGGGAGTAAACGCTTTAAGCGGTCTAAACCCTTTAAGGCCGGTTTCCCCTGCTTCAAATGCCGCATCAGTTCGGGTAAGTTGATTTCTATCGTCACGTAGCAACTCTCCCCAAGATGCATTACTTTCATTAGGAACTCTTGTATCTCTTCCTTTATTCCACCACTCTGTAAGGTCTTTTGACTTACTATTGAGGTCCTGCCCCATTTGAAAGGCTCCTTGAACAGCTGCAGATGCTGGATCTAAACCAAAGAGTAACTCCCCCGCACCACCACTTTTTAGAGTCGAATACTGTCTTAAACTTTGCGCTAAATTTAATAACCTATTATAATTTGTTTCCTCAACAGATAAACCTCGGTCCCCACGAAATGCTTCGCCTCCATAACCCGGAAGAAGGGACGGGGAATATTCTGTACTATACGAAGGTAAAAAATCTCTAGATATTTCAAAAGGAGCTTGGACGGCTCCTAAATTTTCATATCTTCTTATTAGAGGTTGAATAAATTTTTGATCTAAAAATTTATTTGCCGTGTTTAAACGTAAAGCAAGTTCAGCATCAGTATTGGAAAGTTCATTGTAGTTTATACTGCCTCTGGGAGTCACTATGTTGGTTTCGTTAAAAGGGTTAGAAGCCATAGATGCTCTTTCAAACTCATTTAACTGTCCTTCTTTTCCTGACATTTCTGCAGCGTAGGCACCCTGAGATTTATAAAATTTTTCTAAAGATTCTTTGTCTCCAAGAATACTTTTTAAATCTATTTCCTTACCAAAACGTACAGCACTGTCTATACCTCCGGCAAAAACTTCATTTAAAGGGCTAGCCGGACTGGCTTTAAGTTTAAATTGTTCTATGTTTTTTTCCTCTATATCAGGGGAAAATCCTGTTAAGTAAGGTAAATGATGGCTAACAGTTTCGTGTTGAATGCCGCCGAAGTCTTGAATATTTAACTTATCAAAACTTAAACCTGTTTCTTTTTCCCAGTTCTTTAAACGGTTTGAAAAAGTTTGAACTTCCTCTCCACCTAAATCTTTTAAATATTTTTGTCTTTCTAAAAACAGATCTGTAAGCTCTTGATTTTTATCAGTATTTAACGCAGCAGCGGGAGTTTTGTCATATGCAGATTTTAAATTTTCAAGAGAACCCTGTATTTCTTTAACGTAACGATCATCCGCTTGCATGATCGGATTTTCGCTAAGATCATCTAAAGGTTCCGCGCTACGCAATCTTTCTATATAATCATTAACGAACTGTATCGGCCTATTAAAAATATCAGACATTTTTCAAATTTTTCTTGATCTTAGTCTAACAATTTTATCCTCTAAAGAATTTGTTTTCGGGTTTACCCACAAAAAACTAGGTAGACGAGTAACAGAATACGATACGACTCGAAGTTAATCACTTGTGTTCCTCAAGCTGTTTGTTGAGTTTATTTATAATTTTAGCGAGCCCGTGAGTGGGTATATCGTAATCTTCAGCAGCTTGTAGCTCTCCCTTGTAATAACTAAGAATACCAACGATTTCAATAATATCTTTATGTTGTAGTTTAAGCTCTACTTTTTCGTGTAAAAACTTATCTTCCTTTTTATCTATTGGCCTGGGTTTTTTCGACTTTTCGTCACAATCAAGGCACATAAAAGAGAAGCCTTGTTTAAATATCTTAACTATTTGAAAATGTTTTTTATTAAGGGGTTGTGTTTTTTCACAGTAGTTACAGACTCTTTTCATTCAAACACCTCTTAAAAACGGTTTTTGCTGATTTCTAAAAAGGGAGCTGCCTCTCCTCATCAAAATCAAAATACTCATAGAGAGAACCTAGCACACATTCTTCAATCGTTTCACATATACGTTCTTCACTCGGGTTTTCGTCATGTTTAAGTGCCCTTCTGTACCCACGGAGCACGCCCTCGTTAATTGCTTGGTCCAGTATGACAAGAAATTTTGGCTTCATAATTTGGGAGATAGTGCCTAATCTTTAAAAGGAATTAGTGTTTTCTGAGCAAGAAGCTTTTTGGCTTCCTGGAAAACCAAATCTAGTTCATCAGCGTCAATGCTTACGTAATGTTCTAGATCATCGCCTAGTTCACAAATCTTTACAAAACCTCCTGCACCTTCGTCGTCAATAGAAATTTGTAAAGCCCCACGGCCATAAACAGGGTTCGTATCTGTACGATGGATAGAAACTGTAAGAATAGTTGCTACTGGAGTAGGGTCAGTCATGGTTTGCTGTTCAAGGGAGCAAGGAAATTAAATGTTACCTCTTAAGCAGCGG